CCGGGGAGGGGGGGAGGTCCGGGGAGAGAGTAGATAAGTAGGAAGAGGCGACCGAAGGGCGCCACCCAAATAACCTCTTAACGACCACATTAACTCTTTCAACGAGCCCGCCTACGTAACATACCGGTGTACGTAGGATGAACGAAGACGGGCCCTACCCTAACGGGTCGAAGCCTGACGGCGTCTCCACCCCGTAGGGGTCAGAATAAAGACATCTGCTCATTCCCAGAAACATCTTTGACCTGAAGCATCTCGCTACCGTAGATGCTCCAAATCCACTTCATGCCTGGCACCTTTTGTACCAGGAACCAAACGGCTTGTTTGGGCGACCGGGCCTTAATCGGCCCGTATTTCTCCCACTTGTCGCGACGGTTTAAAACTTTAATTTCGTACATCGTTATTCCTCCTTTTGCTCAGAACGGGCAATCGTCATCAGTTTCTTCGACGGCAACAACTTCCGTTTTCCTGCGAGGACCGCGCGCAATCCCCTTATCTTTACGGGGCTTACGTACCTTCTTTGTTGGTGCTTCCTCAATTACAGAGACTTCTTTCTTTTGCTCCTCATCGACAACCGGAGCTTCGACAACTTCAGTTGCCACTTTGATTACAGGCACACTGAAGTCTTCACGCTTGAGAACCTCTCCCTCAGGTGAGAGAAGGATGCGACGCACGAGTTTAACTTCACGTGCTTTCGCTCCTTCTGTCAACTCCTTAACACGGAGGCCTCCGCGCTTATACGTTGTCCAGAGGCGCCCCTCAGCCGCTCGTCCTTGGGTCGGATTAAGTTTACGCGCTACCTCTCTCCCCAAGTTATACACTGCGGCCGCTGGACTCGGCGCACCAACAATGAAGAACGATATGGAAATGTTCTTCTCAGAGGTAAACTTACGAACTTCAATACCAAATACTTTTGCCATGATAGGCTCCTTTCCCCAGAACACACTGGGATATCAAGTTAAATAATTAACAAATCAGGATACTTCATCTGAATCGCTTCGATGTTTGTTCCCTTATAGAACCATCGAGCTTCGCTCTCTGTCGAATCCTTCGGATTCTCCAATACACAAAACTCGATAGCTCTATAAGAGAGACGAGCTCATTCTATCCATACAGACAGAATAAGCTCGTCAACATCTTACGTCAGCGCACAAAGTTGCTCTTACGGAACCGACCCTTCACGTTCGGAACGTAGAGAGCATATACGTACGCCAACTGCGGCATGCTCTGCTTGACCTCTTCATTGGTCTGCGCCACCGGAGACACGATGAGTTCCTTCAGGAGCCCCTGGTCAAGCATATATCCTTCCTCGTCCGGCTTGGAGTACGTATTGTACAGCCGGTATACGTCGTGTTTGACAGTCGGCACTCTATCAAGTACGAATGTATAGCTACCGCCTTGAGTGAAGTCAAGGACGATATCACGAGCGGCCGGATTCAGCTTCCTTGCTTTATCCAGCTCAACAGATTTGCTCTTTACAAGCATGACCCGACGTCCTGCGGGCACCTTGATAAAGAGTTCGAGGGACTGGCGCGCGACCCATCCATGCTCACTCTCATGGACAGTCCACACACCATTAATTGCTTCTTCAGCATACGCCGCGCACGTTCCTTCCGAAGCAAACCCCTCTTCAAAGGATACTTCCTGACGGTCCTGGAAGCCTCGGACGCGAACCGGAACCTCTACTTCGTCATGAACTGGAAGTAATCCTTCTTTTCCCATTGAGACCACCCAGAGGATTAACTCCTCCGGGAGTAAGGACGCCAGAATCGAGGAGGTGTACCTCTTCTCATCTTCTGTACCCCCACTCTTCGCGGCCGCCCAAAGGACAGCCTCGGCACGAGTAACCGGGTCTACTCCACGAGTCACCCAGCGAAGATGGTCGGTGAGCAACCGGAATTTCTTCCGATACTCATCCGAGATCACCTTCACTGCGTCCCTGATGATTACAGAGACTGCATGCTTACCCGGTCCATTCGAGTCGAGCTCGTGATGGATACCGTTACGAAGGGTCTCAATCTCTTCAGCCTTCGCGTTGCATAATGCCATATATGCTCCGCAAGCCTGAAGTACGAACGCTTTCTCCGTTTCGCCGAGAAGCGCGAACCCCTTCTTTGCGCGGGCATACGCAAATTCCGGGATTTCTTGCGTCCGTTCCATCCATTTCTCTGCCTGCTCCGAGAGCATGGTCAGCTGAACGTCTCTTACGCGCTGAAGCTCATCAAAGAATTTGACTTCCTTGTCCCCTCCGCGCTTGCGGAGTTTCTTGATGACCTTCCCTTTACGCCAATCCAAAGTGAGATTGAACTTAGCGTCGGTCTTCTCTCTGCTTAAGAGAGGAGAACCCAACCCGTCGAGATACTCGCATTCGACAGGCACTAACTTCTTCGCGCTGTCGATTGACAGCTCCCCGAAGAAGCGCGCCACTAGACTGAAGTGGTCTCCGATAACCACTAGGTCTTCATCGCGCACGTTGCACGCCGTACATCTCCAAATAAACTCGTTGATGAGCTCCTTGTTGACCACGACGATTTTGTCCCCTAACACTTCGGTGTTAGAGGACTCGACAAATGGCGTCCTAAACCTGTCTCCAGGCGCTACGTCGCCACGTCCAACAATACCTTTCGCGTTGACATAGTCAACGAGGGTATCCTTGATGTGACGCCACAGCGGGCGCACCATCCCCATTCTGCCTTTTCGCACGGCAAGAACGAGGCCAGAGAAAACCGCATGACCGGCAATTACCTGTCCAACCTGCGGGATGCAAGCCTTAAGGTAATTCTCGAATCCTACGAACGTGATATCCGTAGAATATGACATACGGTACTCCTTATTATTGTCCATGTATCTACCTCCTTCTTCTTCCGGATGGTCAGTCCGGTTTCTTTCAAAACGTCCACAGCATAGTGAATAGCCTGGATGTTCACGGTGCATCCTAATATTCATACACCGGATTCGACAGGCTATCCCTAACGCCGCTATCATCACTGAATGTCGACGATAACGGTCTTCTGTTTCCACAGCTTCTTTACCAACTCGGGCTCCGTGATGAGGCTTACACCATCACCATCGAAGTCCGCTCCTCCGAGCAGTTTCAGAAGCAGTTTGTTAGCCGGTATGAGCACCAGTCCTTGCTCATACTGTGCACGGGCGCGGGAAGCACACTCACAAGCTTCTTCCCGATTCTTGAACGCCGATGACGTGAGAATGCGCGAGACGTATTCGTTAATCGGAACGAACCGTACTCTTGCGTGTTCACCAGCGCCAGGACCGGGATATCTCTTCATTATCCCGAATTCCTGTCCGGATATCTCTCCTTGTTTGCATACGATTTCGACTATCGTCTCATCATCGTTGCGTTCGCCCTTAAGGAGAGTTATCCCATAGTCCGCGGCCGTATCTACCGAAATCTTGCCGTAAGCGCCCTCTACTGGGAAGTAGTAAGTCGCGATAGCATTCTTCGTCGACTGAACCGCAGAACGAACCGATGCGCGGTATAACCCTTGGTCATACTCTCTCGCCCAAGCTGGTGCGATGAGTCCCAGGATTTGTCCCGCCTTGAAGACTTGTTCATCCTCGTGGTTGTCATCCTCGAAGTCGAACACTCCTTCATCATCGGTGCGGACAGAGTAAATATCAGAAGGACGGAGTGGACGCCCCTCACTTCTCGATATCTCCTCGTCCTTTTTCTCAATGAACTTAGAGCATAGTCCATTGAGATAGTTAATTCCTTCGTCCACGTCTCCTGACATTAACGCAGGAATTAACTGAGTCGAAGTATGCGTACCTTTCGTCAAATGTCCCCAGGTGAGAACATTCAGCGTAGAAGGACGCGTCAGGTCGAAGGTTGCCTTCAGACCGTTAAGGTCTGTAAAGAACCCGAACCCGTCCGAGAGACTTTCATCGTCGGTCACAACGACTACTCGTCCCCAGAACTTCGACTTGGCCTTATCCGACGTGAAGAGCTTGTCGAATTCGGCCTGGTCCTCTGCCGTTACGGAATCACGGCAAATGACCACTGGGTCGACATCGTGACGGACCAGGAAGTCGACGATGAAGTCTTCTTCCTCCACGATGGCGTACGTTTTGCAGATGTACGGGCGGCACTGGACACCCATACCTTTAACGGCACTCTCTTTCAAGCGCCACGGCATTTCTCTCGACCTGCCCCACTCGTTGACCAACGAGCAGAGCAGGGTAGCGTTCAGGAGTGCGAATCCATCCCGATACCCGTAGCCATGTCCGGATTGAGTCTCCCCGGCATACACCGCGAAGGTCCCGACCTGACCCAAGTCGAACGAAGGAGAGACGTGCTGCGATAATCTCGATACGAGTTTCGAGATGTCGGCCAGCTTCTCTGCCTTCGTCTCCTCCTCGAGGATATGTTGAAGCCCATACGTAAGGCTGTCAACCACACTCGCGGCGTCTACTCCGTCAAGATTCGTACAACGAAACGCGATTTCGTTGCATTTCATCTGACCGGGAGTAACGCTTTGCGTGCACTTCTCGGAGGAATACTGGAGCACGCCGTCTCTGAGCTGTCCAGACTCATCGACAACGTACTTCGTGATGTCCGCCCCACTCTTGCCCGAGTCAAGAGTTGAAAGGAGACGATATGTCCCATCGTCATCCTTCCACGCGAACCGGCCTCTCGGACTCTTGTACAAGCCGTTCCGAAGCTTGCAGAAGAGTTCGAAAGTTGGGCAACTAACTACCAATACGTAGCTGGAATAGTTAGCCACCCGACGACGGATGATTCTCTTGACCCACTTCTCGGGATTCTTCTTGTCGGGAAGATACCCCTCGAAGACGGTCACATCCGTCTCCCCGATTGCAGTCGGGTTGGCTGCCCGCACTGCTCCCCATTCCCGGTTACCCGGAAGTTGGAGAACACTCGTAAATCCGGTAAAACTACCGTCATCACGAGGCTGGAGAATCAAGCGTGTGACCATCACACTATTCTCCATAAGGTCCTTTCGTGCGAGCTCAAGGACCCGACTTGCGCCGTGTGGTTTAGACACGACAACAAGTTTTTGTTTTGCCATAGTTTACCCCCTTATGGCGACCGACTTGTTACCAAGCCCCCCCTGTCCTCCTGACGGATAGGACACGTCGTCCTTCAGAGATGGTCTATCTCTTCAGACGAGGCAGTTTATTGACTTACCCGGGTCGCGCTCGAACCACGCTCAGTTAGGGGTGACTGGCCACTATCCGATTAAGTGGCTGCCTACAAAGAATAGGTCAACCCAAACGTAGGTGGTTGAGGCCGAGACGAAGCTCTTCTCATCCAAATGGACTTGAAGAGACTCTCGTTCGGCCCGGCGCTCCTCTCTTCTCGGCGCCTTAAGCACCAAGACAAAGAGGATAAACATCATGGAGAGTATGAACTCAACCTTATCATACTCTCCCAAAAGACCTGCTTCCACAATATCACCTCCTTCTATATAAAGACGAAAGCAGGAGAGCGCTCATACACATAGTCGCGCTCATATGCGACGGAACCTCGAAAGAAACTCCGTTAATGAAAGAAAGAGCTACAAGCTCTTAAACCAACAACACATCTTTGGTCCTTTCATTAACTTATGGAGCCTTCGACGCTCCGCGCGACCTTATCTCACAGAAAAGGTTCCGCGCAACATCGATGAGCTCCTCATTCGGACCACCAATAAAAAAATAAAAACCGGGGAGAAACCTCCCCGGCTTTATCTTATCTCCACTCGTATGTTTTGAGATTCCACACCTCGTCTTCAATAAGAACAAGACGAAGTCCGCGGGCCTCTCCGCATTCCTTACAGAGGAGCTGCCCTCTCTCTGTCCGATAGAACTCAGAATTGAGATGGACAACTCCACACTCTGCGCATTCAGAGTGCGTATCAGAATAGCAACCTTCACAAATATTCTCGCCGTTCTCGTCTTTAATGAATGTATCATGAGGATGACGGCCTCCGCAACGAGGGCACTCGGGAAATTCCCGAACGGTGCATTCAGGACAATAATATTCTCCCCCATGAGAGAACATTTCGTCCTGAACATGTTCATGTCCGCAGCAGGCGCATGCCTTCATAGACATATAGCGCTCGCAAATAGAATATTCGGAATTGTTTCCGCACGTGATGATGCAGGTGCCGCTCCCTCCGACTTCGAATGTCGGACCTACGTGCCCTTCCAACTTAGAGAGGATGGGTAAAAACTGAGGATACTGCCAATCACAGTATCCTCCGAAATCGCAGTCACAGTAGACCACGTCTTCATCCGGGCAAGAGGGATGATTATATTCCTCTTCTGTCCAGATATTGTCCGCGTCAAGTCCAAACGCAATAACTTCTTGAGCTACGTGACGGAATGCGTCGGAGAGCGCATTTGTTTCGTCAACTCCGCCGCAACTAGAATAAAGTCGGGACGTGATGAGCCGGCCGTTTACATAATGTCCCATCATGCGATGGGTCTTTCTGCAATATGTGGAATCGACGTTTCTTGGGTCCTTCACCGTGAAAACGATGAACGTTACTTCATCGTTTACGTAGCCACTAGGACCGGCCGAATACACGTGGTCCAAGTTATTTAAGGAGTGGCATGATGTGAGCATGCCTTCCCCTCCAACCTTAGGGTTGGAAGCGGTTAAAATATGGGCAGGATTGATGGAAATGAATACCGTTTCTTCTTTCTCCCCTTTATGCGCAAGTAAATCCGCGAGAACTGCGAATTTCTGTTCAAATTTCTTTGCATCAAATTCGTTTATCGGGGTCATATCCCCGAATATCCCCCTCGCTATACGAGAGGGCTTCCGGCCCAAACGTACTCCCCCTTTCGGGAAAGCACCTTGGACTAGGTTGAAAAGTTGTATGTCCATAGTCTCTGGGAAAAACAACTGGACAAAGAATTTTGTGAGTGCATTCGCTATTGGGCACTTGATAGATTCCTGAAACATTTTGCAGAGGTCATCCGTGACCTCGAAGATATCATCCTCGAGTTCATCCAGCGGAATTGACGCCTTAACTCCCGGAATAATGACTGCCTGGAGCTCGTCGTTCCACTTCGGGTGGCGGGAGAAAATCGCGCGCAGGGCCGCCTTTTTCTCCTTTGCCATGTTTGTCATACAGAGGGAAAACCCCTCATGCATGTTCTTGTAGATAAAACTATTATCCGCTTTGTCTGCAAAATAAACTTCCATAGCGCGGCGCACCTGTGTCTCAATTGCTTTAAAATTAAACATAATAAAATCTCCTTTCGGGCACTTAACCCAATCAAACAAATTCCAAGACTCATTTAAAAGTCTCAAATAAAAATAAAAAAAAGAGAGACAGACCATCGGCGGCCCCCCCCCCCCTTTCT